CGGAAGGACTCGACCTGCGGGTCCTGTGTGCGACGGCGCTCGCCGAACTCGGGCTCAGCCGTGACGGATGACGACTGCCCTACCCGTGTTCTCGTCCTCCCGGGACTGTCACCGGCCGCCGCTATGGTGTCGGAGCCGGAACGCCCCGCGACCCCTCCGGAGTGGTACGTCTCCGGTTCCCTGTCCGCCCGCTGTCCTCGCCACAACGTCCTCCCCGCTCAATCGCGGGTGATGTGGTGGACGCGGGCGGCCTGGGTTTTGACGGTGGGCATCTACCTCGGTGCGCTGGCGTCCGTGTGGGTGTCGACCCGGCCCGATCCGCTCCCCGGGCTGATAGATGCCTCGTGGGCGGGCCGGGACGGGGAGCGGGTCCTCATCGTCCGTGTCACCCGGTACGACGGCACCGGGACGACGCAGGAGGCGGTGACGGTGCCAGCAGCCCAGTGGGCCGAGCCGACGTGGGCGTCGGCCTGCTACGTCGGTTCGCTCGTCATCATCGACCGGGGCACGATCACGCGCTGCGGGTCGATCGCAGCACCAGGCACCGAGGAGAACCGATGAACGTGGACCCGACCATGCTGGTCGTTGACGCGCTCGCCTGCTATCGGGCAACCAGGCTCATCACTCGCGACTCTGTCCCGGTCTTCCGGGTGCCTCGTGACGCTGTGGTCCGACGGTGGGAAGGACGGCCGGTCGCCGAGCTGGTGACTTGCCCGTGGTGTGTGAGCGTGTGGCTGGCCGCAGGGATCGTCACCGCGCGGCTCCTGCTCCCCGGGCCGTGGACGCTGCTGGCGCTCGTCCTCGCCTTCTCCGCCGTCGCCGGGTGGCTCAGCGAGCGCGAGTGACGGAGGCCGTGTGGTGGCTGGAATCTTGGCACGGCGACCACAGCGGGCAGGACGTGTCTTGACGGCGTCCGGCAAACAGATCATGCACACGACGATGAAGCCAGCGAAGCTCAAGCGGGCGGCTTGGCAGGACGACGCCTGGGGGTACCGGGACGCGATCGGGGAGATCCGTTACGCGATGGCGTTCCTGCGGTTCGCTGCGTCGCGTGTCCGTGTCATCCCCGCGTTGGCGTCCCCGGACGGGTCACCTCCCACGCCCCTGGACAAGGTGACCGACGAGGTCGTTCCGGCTGCTGTGATGTCGGCTGTCGCCGATGCCCTCGCCCGGCTCACCGGCGGCACGTACGCGTGGGGTGACCTGCTGTCCCCGCTGGCCGAGAATTTCGAGGTGGCCGGTGAGGCCGTCCTCGTCGGGTGGGTCGACCCGGATAGTCAGGAGGAACGGTGGGAGGTCCGGTCGATCGACGGCGTTCAGCCGGGTGACCGTGGGCAGTGGCGTCTCCGTGACAACCCTGACGCCTCCGCTGATTCGGCGACGCTGATCCCCGCTGAGTCGTTCGTGTCCAGGCTGTGGACACCGCACCCCCGGTGGGCCGGTCTCGCTGACTCCCCGATGCGGACCCTGTCCGCCATGTCCGGGCCATGCGAGGAACTCCAGCTCGTGTCGAGGGCCGTGCGTGCAGCAGCCCGGTCCAGGTTCGCCGGTGCCGGGATTCTGGCGATCCCATCGGAGATCGACTTCCAGACCACCCTCGGGGTCGAGGACGACCCGACGGACCCGAACGCGGACCCGTTCTTCACAGCGCTCACTGAGGCGATCACAGCGTCGATCGCCGATGAGGGCGACGCCTCATCCGTCGTCCCGATCATGGTGAAGGCCAACGCGGAGGCCATCGCGGCGATCCGGCACATCACCTTCGACTCGCCGCTCGACGGGTCGCTCATGGAGCGATCCGACCGGGCGCTCCGGCGGATCGCAGCAGCCCTCGACGTACCCCCGGAGATCATCCTGGGCGTCGCTGACGTGAACCACTGGACGGCCTGGCAGATTGACTCCAGCATGATCAAGAATCATGTGGAGCCTCTCGTGATCCGCATGTGCGACTCGCTCACCTCCGGGTACCTGCGCCCAGCGCTCGCCGAGTACATGACCGACCAGGAGTGGGCCCGGCGAGTCGTCCTTTGGTACGACGTGTCGCCGATCACGACGCAACCGAACCGTGCCGACGACGCCGTCCGGGGACATGAGCGCCTCGTGCTGTCCGACCGGGCGCTCGCCGACGCGCTCGGCTTCGACCCGGACGCCGACATGCCCGATGAGGTCGAGCTGGCACGCAGGATGACCCTCATTCGCGGGACCGTCGACGCTCCGCTCACCGAAGCGCTGATCAAGGCGCTCGTCTACCCGCAACTACCGGAGATCGAACGGGCGGCGGCTGCTGCACCGGCCGGAGACACCGAGGAACCTGTGTCAGACGTCGTCACGGACGACCCTGACGACACGGTGACCCCAGGGCCGACTACCGGCCTGCCCGCGTCCGGGATGCCATCCACCGCAGCCCAGGACGCCGTACCGCCCGTCGTCCTCCGCTTCCACGGGACCGCGTCCCGCAGACTCAGCGACACGGACCGCGCGTCCCGGGACCGGATCGCCGCAGCAGCCACGGCCGCCGTCGACCGGGCCATCGAACGGGCCGGGAACCGCATCCGTGGACAGGCCCAACGCGACCCCGAGCTGAGGGCATCCATCGTGTCCGTCCCAGCCGGTCACGTCGCCGCGACCGTCGGCCGTGACGCGATCACCGCAGGGCTTGGGATCGACGTCGCCGGACTGTTCGCCGGTGCCTGGGACCTCCTGGCAGGGACGTGGCAGCAGACCACGTCCGCTGCCCTGGCGTCCGCTGTCGCCACCGTCGAGTCGATGACCGGCGGCGCGTTCGCGGCCATCGAGGTCGAGAAGCTGCAGGCCCAGATGGCCGCAGCGTGGCCGTGGTTCACCACGGCGCTGCAGGCGCTCGCCGAGCGTGCACTGTTCGACCCGGATGGCGTCGACGGCATGTCCGATGACGCGGACGTCATGACCCCCGGTCGCCCCGGTGTCGTCACGTCCCTCACCCGTGGAGCCCTCGCGCTCGCCGGAGGTCTTCCCCCAACTGCGGGTGGCCTGTCCGGTGACGGGACACCGGTGATGCCCGGGGTGAGGCTCGGTGGCATCGGTACCGGAGACGTGATCGTCTCCCACCTGCGGACAGCAGGCATCGAGACGCTCGGCTACGAATGGGTGTACGGGATCTCCCGGAATTACTTCGAGCCTCACCGGGCCCTCGACGGCGTCCACTTCGAGACCTTCGACTCGCAGGTCCTCGCCAACGCCGGGCGGCCGGTGCGCGC